GTCTTGATTTTTTCATGATCTTTTTTTTCTATAAAAATAAAAAAATTTTCTAAAATAGTATTTTAATTATCTTAATTATCTCAATTTTCAAAATTTCATATTATATATATATTTTATCTTCATCTTTTTTTTCTATAAAAATAAAAAAAATTTTCTAAAATAGTATTTTAATTATCTTAATTATCTCAATATTTATAATATTATCATATTTAATCTTTTTCTTTTCTCAAGGGGGGGTCTTGATTTTTTCACGGTCTCAAATATGTCAAAAATGTCAATTTGTTCAAATCTTGTTCAGATCATTTTTTAGGATTTTAAAAAATTCTCAAGGATTTTTTTCTTATGTATTTTTTTATTTTTATTAAAATCAATAAGAACAAGATTTATACAAATTTACAAATTTTACAATTTAATTATATTAATATTTTAATTATATTAATATTATCATATTTATATTATTTTGTTTCTTAAGTATGTCAGGGGGTCTTAAGTATCTTTGTATATTATATGTTATCTTGCTACTTAAAGTTATATTGACTTAAAGATAAATGAATATGTATAAATAAGAAATGAATACAAACACAAATAAAACACAAATGACAAATTTTAAACAAATTCAAAATATTATCAATAAGCCTTATGAGGATTTAAAACAATGCGAATTAGGCTGGCTAATTAATGAACTTAATAAACAATTTGATATTAAAAATTTTTGGTATAATAAAAATACTAAAAAAATAACAAGAATAACTAAATATTATATTTCAGAAAAAAAAATTTTACATATTTGTAGTGATCCGTCTTATTTAAAAAAATCTAAAGGATGTTATATTTTTGAAAATGAAAATAATCAGACTAATATTAATGTCATGATTAATAAAGTTGATTTTTCAGGAATTCAATGGACAAAAAGATTCCATCATAATACAAGAAATATTATTTTACAACAAATATTAAATATTTTAAAAGAAAAATGGGAACAATATATTTTGGATCAAAATAAAAAACAATCAAAATTAAATAAATATTTTGTTGATAAATATGAAGAAGAAGAAACACAAGAAGAAAAAACACATGA